ACTAAAGAACTAGAAGAAAAAGTTACAGCAGGTATGGCTGCAGCTAATGCTAAACTAAAACAATCAATAGCTGACGGTGATGCTGATGGACAAGTTGAAGCTCAAAGAGTCATTTCTCAAATGGCTATGGAAGAAGCTAGACTTAAAAATCTTAAACAAATCCAACAACAAAGAGCACAAAATGTTCAAAGATCACAAGCAGAAAACTATGCTCAGATGGCTCAACAAATGCCAACACAGCAAGACATTAGTCAAGCTGCACAGCAAATTGATCCTAAAGCAGAGCAGTGGTCCGCGAAGAATTCTTGGTTTGGAACGGATAATGCGATGACTTATACCGCTTTTGATATACATAGACAGTTAGTCGAGGATGAGGGTTTTGACCCACAATCTAATGATTACTACTCAGAAGTAGACAAAAGAATAAGAGTTGCATTTCCTCACAAATTCGGTAATAATGAGGTTTCTACACCTGAACAGAGCGAAGCTCCAGTTCAGAATGTAGCTAGTGCCAAACGTCCGGCCACAAAAGGACGCAGAAAAACTGTGAAACTCACGCCATCACAGGTAGCAATTTCTAAAAGATTAGGTGTGCCACTTGAAGAGTATGCGAAACAATTAGCCGCGAAGGAGGTATAAGCATGACAAACGAAACAAAAGTAGTAAAGAAATCTTCCCGCGCGAGTACAACTAGGGCAAAAACAGAAAAGCCTAAAGTTTGGACTCCTCCATCATCACTAGATGCACCGCCTGCGCCAGACGGTTACAGACACAGATGGATACGCGCAGAGAGTATGGGTCAAGATGACTCTAAAAACGTCTCTGGTAAAATTAGATCCGGATGGGAATTTGTAAGATCAGATGAATATCCAGATACAGATTATCCAAGTGTTACTGACGGCAAATACGCAGGAGTGATCGGGGTTGGTGGCCTATTGCTGGCTAGGATACCAGAAGAGATCGCAAAGTCGCGCGAGGAATATTTTAGAAATATGACTCAAGATCGCAACGAAGCTTTAGAAAACGATCTCATGAAGGAACAGCACCCAAGTATGCCAATCAATCAAGAGAGGCAGACTCGTGTAACTTTTGGTGGTGCCGGAAAAACAAAATAATCTTTTTGAGATTCCTATCCATCGCTAACTAACAAACCTTTAAGGAGGATAACAATATGGCTAACGCAGATAGCTACTATGGTTTTAAACCTGTTGGGAAAGTTGGCGGAAACCCTTTTAACGGTGCAATGTCAGAATATGCAATTAAAACTGACTATGCTACCGCTATGTACCAAGGGGACCTTGTAATATTTGCAAGTGGATATATTAATATATCTGCTGCAGCTACTGCAGGTAACATGGTAATGGGAGGGTTGAAGTACGATGACTCAACAACTAATAAACCTACTTTTAAAAACCACTTTAATGGGACAGCACTAAGTACTACAACGGGAGTTGTATTTCTTTATGATGACCCATATCAAGTATATGAGGCGCAAGGCGACTCAGCAACAGCAACAACTCAGGCAATAGTTGGAACTTATTGTGATCATATCAAAACTCACGGCGGAAACAGTACAACTGGTATTTCTGGCGATGAAATTGATGTGTCCGATACAGCTACCACTTTATCTGGTGTAAAAATTCTAGGACTTGTTCAAAAACCTGGTAATTCACACGCAGCACATGCCGACTTGAGATGTTTCATAGCTGAAGCAGCGCACATTAACTAAGAATAGCAGGAGGACATAAAAAATGGCTATATCAAGACAACAACTAGCAAAAGAGCTAGAGCCAGGTCTGAATGCATTATTCGGACTTGAGTACAAACAATACGAAAACCAGCATACTGAAATCTTTGATAAAGAATCTAGTGATAGAGCTTTTGAAGAAGAAGTAATGTTATCTGGTTTTGGTGAAGCAGCTGTTAAGCCAGAAGGTTCTGGTGTTCAGTATGACGACGCGAACGAGTCTTTCACAGCTCGTTACACTCATGAGACTATCGCTCTCGCTTTCTCAATCACTGAGGAAGCTGTTGAAGATAATCTTTATGATAGTATCGCTAAGCGTTATACTAAAGCACTAGCACGTTCTATGGCTCAAACTAAGCAAATAAAAGGAGCTAACATCCTTAATAACGCTTTCACTTCAGGAACAGGCGGGGACAGTCAATATCTAATTGATACTGACCATCCAACTATCGCTGCTCCTAGTGGACTTGCGAATGAGCCGTCAACTGCTGCTGACCTTAACGAAACATCAATTGAAGCGGGACTAACTGCTATTGGTAACTTCAAAGACGAGAGAGGCTTTAAAATTGCAGCTCGTGGTATGAAACTAATTATACCAGCTGACCTACAATTTACGGCTGAACGTCTTATGGCGTCTAACCAAAGAGTTAGCACTGCTGATAATGATATCAACGCTATCAAATCAAAAGGAATGCTTCCACAAGGATACGTGGTAAACAACTTCCTAACTGATACTGATGCTTGGTTCATTAAAACTGATGTGCCTAACGGTCTTAAAATGTTCGAAAGAGCAGCTATTAAGACAGCTATGGAAGGCGACTTCGATACAGGTAACATGAGATACAAAGCTAGAGAAAGATACAGCTTCGGCTGGTCTGACTGGCGTGGTATTTACGGTTCACCAGGCGCATAATCAGCGTTAAGTTAAAAGCTTAAGAGGGGCGCTTCGGCGCCCCTTTTTTATTGCTTTTAATATTTAAAAGAGTATATTTATCCCACTACACATTTTAAAACAGTCAGCATAGACTCGTGTAGTAGACAATGTCTCGTACTATGTTGGCGGAAAAGGAGACCTATATGGCTAAAACAACTTTTTCAGGTCCATTAAGATCTGAAGACACATTTAAAACTGTCAGTAAAAATACTACTACTGGAACGGTTACTGAAATCATTACTATGGGTGACGGACCCGTTACATTAGGAGATGAAGATACAACTCTTACTAATGCTACACATAGTGGAAGACTACTTGTAGTTCCGGGTATTTCAGCAAATAGAACAATTACATTACCTTCACCAGTTGCTGGTGCACACTTTAAATTTATTTATGGTGGCGCTGCAGAAGAAGCAGAAAACCTTATCTTTGATACAGGTGCTAATGCTAATTACTTCATTGGTGGTGTCGTTCATGCAGATTCAAATGCTGATAATGTAACTATTTATTCTGATGGAAACTCTAACTCAAAATTAACTCTTACAGACTTCGGTGGTATGGAGATTAATATTTTGGCTAAAGATAGCACTAACTGGCTTATCTGGGGTTACTCAGAAGGTGCAGACGCACCTGCATTTGCAGACCAATAATAATAACAATGTGGGCGCTTAGGCGCCCACAGTTTCTTGATTAAGGAGGGAAACACATGGCAGACACAGTAACAGGACCAACAATCCTACAACAAAATGATAATCGTGTTACGATTAAGATAGTTAATCAATCAGACGGAACAGGTGCAACAACCGTATTCGGTGATGTTTCAGCAATGACTGCGAGAGACGATGGAACTTCTGTAGCACACTTAGCATTACTTAGAGTTTGGTTTTCTTGTCAAGGTGGAGATGGAGGAGACTCTTATGCTCGTCTAGACGAAGAAGACGATGATGGTGATATTCCAATTATTGGATTAACCGGAACTGGCTATTGGGATTTTAGAGAGTTTGGAGGAATACCAGCTGATAAATCAAACAACACTAACGAAAGTGATGTTAATCTTGTAGTTCCAGGCGCCGCTGATAGTGGTAACATGTACACAGTTATAGCTGAATTCCAAAAAATTTATTAGGAGTAGGGTATGCCGAATACTACTTCTGGCTCAGCAACGTTCGATAAGACTTTTTCTATTGAAGAGATCATAGAAGAATCTTATGAAAGAATAGGCGTTCAAGACCTTAACGGATACAGATTAAAATCTGCTAGACGTTCTTTGAATATTATGTTCCAAGAATGGGGCAATAGAGGATTGCATTATTGGGAATTAAGAGAAACCAATATTGACTTAATTGAAAACCAAGCTGAATATCATTTCTTTAGAAGCGCAGCCGATGACACTTCTGATAGTAATAGAGCTCAAGCAACTACCAATCAAACAGCATCTACTATCTATGGAATGGATGATATATTAGAAGCAACTTACAGAACAAACCGTACTCAAAGTACACAGCAAGATACAGCGATGACTAAGATTGATCGTTCAACTTATTCTGCTCTAGCTAATAAATTAAGCACAGGTCAACCAACACAATATTATGTACAGAGATTCACGGACCGCGTAACGGTTAGCGTTTATCCTGTTCCTAATTCAACAGCAGCATCTAAAGATATGCATTTATATTATGTTAAGAGAATCGAGGATGCCGGAGATTATACAAATGCTGGTGATGTTCCTTATCGTTTTGTTCCTTGTATGGTTGCTGGATTAGCATTCTACTTATCACAAAAAGAGAAACCAGAATTTGTTCAACAATTAAAATTGTTATACGAAGATGAATTAAACCGTGCATTGGTTGAAGATGGTTCTTC